TCTAGCAATTCAAATACAGCCTTAGCAACCCAGCAGTCTATCAAATCCTACGTTGATTCTGCTGTATCATCAGTTAGTGGAGATTATGTAGAGCGTTCTGGTGATACTATGACTGGAAACTTAATTCTTCCAAATCTTCTTGCGACTGGTGATATTAGTGCGTCTGGAGATGCTTATATTTCTGGTAAATTAACAGTTGATGGTCTTATTGACCCAACAGGTTTGGAACTTACTCAAGTAACTTCAAATCCTGGAGGAGTCCCAGATAACACTTTATGGATTGACAGTGGAACTGGCGATCTTATGTTTGGGGACTTTGTTCTGAATAGTTGTACTGGAATTTCTGTGGGTGGTGGAGGAGACTCTCCAATAGCAGTCACTTCAGTTGGAGGGGTAACTGATTGTCGTGATTATGCGATTGTGTTTAGCATAACAGATAATCTTATTATTAATAACACTCCAACTTCTACAGATGCATATTTTGTTTATCAAGATTCTTCTACAGGTGACATATTTAGAATGTCTCTACAAGCCATACTTGATTTAGGTGGTGGTGGTGGATCTGGAACTGCTTCTCCTGGTGGCGTTAATCAATCAGTACAATTTAATGATAATGGATCATTTGGAGGAGATTCAAGCTTTAGATATGATGGAAACGATTTGTTTGTTCCTTCTAATGTAGTCGTTGGAACTGGAATAACATTTAGTGGTCCAGGAAGTACTATTGACGACATTACTAGTGATATAAACTTTAGCAGTCCATCTTCAACCATAGCAGTTTCTGAAGAAGCTATTGTAAATCCAAGCTCGGGACCTGGATTTGGAAGAAGAACCCAAACTGTCCAAGTTAATGGTGGGTCCAACACCACATTTGAAGCTGTTGAATATGCAGGTTGGGAGATATTTATGTGCTCAACTGGAAACGGTTTGGGTATCAATATCAATGAACCATTCGCATGGCAAAATCTGAATAACAAAGATGGAAAAATGATAACTATTAAAGACGTAGACGGTAACGCTTCAAATGGAAATATTACTATTAACTTTACCAGTGATAATCTTGGTTCTGAATTTGGAGTAGCACAAACTTCATATACAATCAACACTGATTATGGAAGCATAACTTTAGTTTATTCTGATTTCACAAATACTTGGGAAAAAGTCACTGAACAGATATAATTGATACATGAAAATATTCGTATCAACCCCATGTATTGATGGTAAAGTTGATTATAGATATATTGTTTCTAAAAGCCAAATGACTAGTAATCATTCCGTAGAAACTTATTATCTTTCTCAATGTAGTCATATAACAAAAGCCAGAAACGATTCATTTCATATGTTTATGAAGTCTGATGCAGACATTCTATTGACCATTGATTCTGATATCATCGTAAATCCCCCATATATTCTTGATAAAGTTTTAAACGATATGGACCCTGAATCCATTATGGGCGGATTTTATTCAATGAAAGGATATCGACCAGATGGCCGACCCCAAATAAATGGAGTCCCTTTAGATGAAACTGTCGAATTTAAACTAGATGGTTCTATAATTCCAATGAAATATATTGCTACTGGATTTATGTTAGTCCCTAAAAAAGTAGCTAAAATGATGATTTTAAAATATCAAGATTTAGAGTATATAAACGATTCTAATGAAAAATCATATAACTTATATAATACAATGGTAACAGATTTCAATGGTGTAAAGCGTTGGCTACCAGAAGATTTTAGTTTTTGTCAGCGAGCAAGAGATATTGGGATTGAGTTATATTGTCATACTGGATTAGTTTTGAGTCATATAGGTGAACATATATACGATTTAAAGGGATATTATTGATATGAAAGTTTCATTTTGCACAACTTGTATGGATAGATTGTTTCAACTAAGAGAAACCATTTTTTACAATCTCAGAAAGATAGAAGAATATGGAGACGCTGAATTAGTTTTATTGAATTATAACTCCCATGATGGATTGCATGAATTCGTAAAATCAGATTCTCGTTTGCAAGATTATATTAAAAAGGGATTTTTAAAATATTACAGAACATTAGAACCTGTTTATTATAGTTCCCCTCATGCTAAGAACTGTGTACACAAATTTGCTACTGGAGATATTGTTTGCAATCTAGATGCTGATAATTATATTGTCAAAGGATTTATTGAAGAAGTTGTGAGTATGATAGATGTTGATGATGTAGTTATTGGTCATTTGGGTAAAGAGCGAGAAGTTTTTGATCCACACAAAACTAATTGGGGAAATGGTTATTTTGGTAGAATTTTTATGAAGCGACCCTTCTTCAATTCTATTGGTGGATACGATGAAGAACTTGAAGGGATGGGATATCAGGATGTTGATATTATTCTGAGAGCCATAGAAAATGGTGCGAAATATAAAAATATTACTAATCCAAAATTTATGAGAGCTATCCAGAACCCTACTGAAGATAAAATGATGAACACAAAAGAACCTAACTTCTTTGAATGTAATGATAAAAATTCTAAAATTAGTCAAGAAAATATTCAATCTGGAAAAATTATTTCTAATGTTGGTAGAGACTGGGGTAAGATAAAAATTGACAACGATTCATATCCAACAATTGATGGTCAGAAGTTTTGTATAATAGCATCATTTAGATCTGGATCTCATTTTCTAATTGATGTGTTATCCCAACACCCAAACATTTTCTGTCATAATGAATTATTTAATATTGTTAATCCCAAGATTGGCCTTCTTGCCTCTCAACATGTAGGTCAACTTGAAAAGTTAGAAGCGTTATCAAAATTTCAGACAGTTGATTATCGAATGCATTATGGATTTAAAATTATGATGAATCAGTGGGAATGGGTCCATGATGTATCTTCGATAGAAGATCTATGCCAATATCTTAAAGATAATAATTGGAAGATAATTACCCTAAATCGACAAAATACATTTGATAAAGCAGTCTCAATGTGTGTGGCCCGCAAAAGGGAATTATATCGATCATTTAAAAGTAGTGAATTCAATGAGCCAGTTGATCCTGAAATATTTAAAATCATGTATAACCGATCATTAGAAGATACAAAAAATATGGAAGGTATAAACAAAGAATTTTCTGATTTAGTTTTGGATTACTCCCAAATAAAAACTGAAGATGGTCAACGAAAAATTGTTAATGAAATCTATTCTTTATTGGATTTACCTGATTATAATTTTACTCCTAGAACTGTTAAATTATCCAAAAAAGTTAATATTACGAACTTAGATGAACTAAAGGATCTTGAGACTCAATTAAAAACTTATTGATTACATCTCTTCCCCATTTTTTGAATAACTTCTCTCTTGATATCTTTCTGGAAACTGACATTGTTATATTTTCATATTTTGTTCTAGAATCATCATTATGTCGTATAGGATTAATGACTTTCCCCATAATTTCTTCTTTTACTCCAGTTGTTAATAACTGCAAACGTAAATCTATATCTTCTGATCCATACTTATCAAATACAATATCAAATCCAGAAAATAGAGTTTTGGGTATTATGATGAATCCAGTGGTTGATGGGTCATCAAAATCTGTTATGCCATCACGATTAATCCACTTCTGACCTGTTTTATATGATGCATATGTTGGCAATCTTGTATAGAATTTATTCTCATCCAAAGTGATTATTTTATCAAATAGAGAGTCTTCTACTAACATATCAGCATCCAAAAAGCATAAAAACTTACCAGTAGCATATGAAGCACCAATGTTTTTAGGAATAGTTCTATGAAACTCAGGTTCGTTATGAACTCTTATTAATTTCGTTTTTGGGTAACAAGATTCTACCCAATCCCCACAATGTTCTGGACAACTCCAATCAACTACAATAGTTTCAGTATTTGGTTTATCGTATATTCTTGGAAGGCTTTGTTGTAGATGTTCTAATCTACCCATGCAAACTGTTATAAATGATAGTTGAGTCATCGATTAATACCATCCTAACTATATTTAGAATCCGTATAAATAGTTATAACAGTTTACTTGGAGATTTTAAATGCGACCTTATCGTAAAAAAAGAGAATTGGCGAATTGGATTAGAAGAAGACTAGGTGCTCCTATAGTGGATCAGCTAATCGATTCTACTCAGATTGATGATTTAATTGATCAAGCTACTGATTATTTTGGTGAGCATGCCTCAGGAATTGGTAATGAAGATAGCGTCATGCTTATTTGTCCAGAACCTGTTTACTACGATGGAACTGGTAGTCCATGTCAACCTGGACCAACTGCTGGTAGATGGAGAAAACCAAGAAAACCATATCTTCAACCACTTACGACAACGCAAAATGATAATTTAACTCTTGATCAACTTCAAGATTTAGAATTAGATTGTATCACTACAGGTACTTCAGGGACTACTGGAACATCTGGCACATCAGCATGTCCACCTCAAGACTGTGGAGCATTTAATACTGCTCACATTAAACCTCCATTAGACGAATGTACAAATCCTTTACCTTCAGTCGATGCAAATGGAGAATGCTGCCCAGAAGAAGCAGATTGTCGTGGTCCGGGATGGTGTGGTGATGGAATTCAAGATCCTCACTGTTTTACTGAAACTGAAAAGGGTGACCCTGAAGCTGAAGGTCCATTCTGGGTTGAAGGCGATACAACAGTCAAACCCACTAAACAAGGATTTGTGTTCAAGAGCGTTTATGACGTACCAAGTGACGTTATTGCTGTCCATTCTCATTTAGGTGTTGGATATTTTGGAACTGGTCAATATGGGTCTGGTGGTGAAGCGTTATTCTCACCATTACACTTACTTCTTCATGGTGGTGGTAACTGGGGAATGCAAAGCCCAACAGCATGGACAGATAATAGATATGGATATTGGCATGGTTCTCATGGCGGATTCGTTGATGTTGTTGGTTGGGAAATGGGTATGCAATATCTTGAAATGTTTAGAACATTATATTCGATTAAAACGAATGTTCAGCTATTAGAACTTGAACATAAAGTTAGAATTACCCCTCCACCAAAATCAAAAGGTGTTATCGCTTTCGCTGTAACTCGTCGCGTACCAGATGAAGCCATGTATGAGCATCAGTGGGTGAGAGAATATGCATTTGCACTTTGTATGATACAATGCGGAATGAATGGAATGAAATATACAGGTCTTACATTCCCAGGAGGCGGCTCATTTAATTCTGATGGATATCTAAGTCGTGGCGATGCATTAAGAGAAAAATTAGAAGATCAGATTCATGATGGTCGTTATTCTCTACCTGCAGATTTCTATATGGGATAATAAATGAATATAGACTTCAAAAGTTATTTCAACAAAGACCATCAATATGACGAACTGATGGAATTTCGTGGGGCTAACCCGAAGACTGGAGAAAAATGGATTGAGTCTAATCAATTGACTCGACTTCCAAAAATGGGATTTTTTATTCCATATTCTGGAGTATTGGATAAAGAAAGAAAACACGAAAATAAATTCTATTCTTTAGAAGACAGTGGCCCTCTGAAAGACCCATTATTAACAAAAAATAGAATACAAAAATTAGATTCTATTCTCAAAGAAGTATCTAATAATATTGGGAAGCTTGGGATTCGAAGTCAAAAACAAAGTTTAGTTCTTATTGAATTTCCAAAAAATGCAGAAGCTTTAATTAAAGAGGTTGGAGACAAAGACATTTATGGATATGCAGATCCAAGAACTGGAACTATATTCGTTAATAAAGGATTATTTTTTGGGGATATAGAAAGATTTAAATATACTGTTACTCATGAATTCGCTCATAGTGTTTGGTACAAACAATTCGATAAAGAAACAAAAGAAAAATTTGTTTCGTGGTATAAAGACAATGTGGTTTCCCCATCATTTAAAAGTTATTATGGACACAAAGAGAATCAATCTGATTCTATAACGTCAACACAAGCAGAAGAAATTTGGCATGCTTCACAGTCTGATACATCCCCATTAAGAAGAAAATTGGATCGTGTACTCCCAGAAATTGTAATGCAAGTTACAGCAATTAAACCATCTACTTCGGTTAAATCTTATTTAGGGAAAACATTTACTTCAGCATTCAAAAGAAATCCAAATATTCTAAAAGATAAAGAAAGTTTTAAAAAGGTTCTATCTAAACTCAGTTTTAAAACAGGTTTACAGTCAGTTCCATCAAAATTAGAAAAAGATGAATTCCAAACTCTTCGTTCATTGGCGTTCGAAAAAGGTTCAACCCCTAGTGAATATGCTGCTACGAATCCTGAAGAACTTTGGGCAGAAGCAATAGCTTACGCAACTGAGAATCTTGGAAATTTATCAAAGTCACTAAAATCTATGATTGTCAATATGTTATCTGGCACAGCATAAAACATATAAATACATTCTAGAATATAGGAGTACGTTATATGGCTGGAGCACCAGATCCCATGAGATGGAAACGATATTGGGGACAATATCAAGGGGATTACGACAATAATAGAGAAATACAGACGTATGACAATATGATGGCAGAATGGGCTGGCATTGTTGGAATTCCTATTCAATATTATACCTTACATGTTGATGATTACAAAGATGGCCTAGATCCAATTCATGGAGAAAACTCAAGACCTGTTTGGGATCGTGCATTTCAACTTACTGCCATCACTGAACAGTGGACCCAAGAATTACAAAACTTTTCTACTTTTGGTCTTGAAAATATTGACGAATTAACTCTTTATGTTCATAGATCAACATTCGATAGACTTGTTGGCTGGCGTTCTGGTGAAACCCCAGTCGAATCTCCAAACTTAACACCACGACCAAGCAGAAGAGGTGGGTATGGTCCCATTGCATCTGACATACTTCAAACTCAACATAATGGGCTATTTTATGAAGTAATAACTGGTGGCTTACACTTTTTGGAGACTAATGCTCAACACTTCGGTCATAAGTTCTGGTATAAACTTACTCTTAGAAGCAGAGAGACATCTGCACCTGTTGTTGGTCAAGGTGAGCAGTATGGACCAATCCCACAAAATATGTCACTAGAAGAATATGCAATAAGTCAAGGTCTACCACCAGATTATTATAGTGGGAATCCACAATTCGTTGTTCCAACACCAGATTGTGACGATTTAAGAGATCCATTCCCAAATCCAGACTTAAATCCGCCAACATCTGGATCGCCAGAAGATGAGTGTGGAAGAGTGCAATACGAAACCACTGGAGGTGCTCCAGGTCCAACTAATCTTGAAGATTATAATGATGGGTCTGTTCCAGATGATTATTATTTGGAAGATGGACGAATTGCCAGTAAATATAAAGTTAAAGGTCCAAAACCATTTAGTGCTAAAGGTGAAAATCAAGAAATTCAAGATGCTGCTGATCAAGTGGTTGATCCTCAGACTGATTTAAATGTTTATAGAGATCTTCCATCTGGTCGATCTGGCGAATTGAATGAACAAGGAATTCCAGTTTATACTGATACTGGTCTTCCAATCCCAACAAACTCTGAAGATTATCGCAACTTCATTGGATACAATAAATATGGTCCTGCTGGTAGAATATTGCGTAACAATAGAGAATTGTGGGGAGACTGGTAAAATATATAAATAATATTCTAACTGTCTAATAAAGGGAGGACGACATGACAGACGAACTAAAATTTGAACCTGGAGAATTTGGTAAGAAGCTTAAGATGCTTTTTGAAAACTATGATCCAACTATGGAGGAAGTCGAAGATGACGTTGATGATACTGAAGAAGTCGAAGATGATGCTGTAGAAGCTGGAATCGACCCTGAAACTGAAGAAGGGGAGCATGAAGCATATGAGAATCTTGAAGATGCAGCAGAAGACATTTCAGACGCAGTTAATATGATTACTACTGCTGAAGAAATGGAAGGTGAAGGCGTCATCGACTATGAAACTCATCAAGAAATCGAAGCCAAAGCAACTGAAAAGCTTGACTCTGCTCAAGATGATCTTGAATCTGCAAGCGAAGAATTCAAAGAGAAAGAAGCTGAAGAAGAGGAACAACTTGGTTCTGAAGAGGAATCTGAAGAAGAAGAGTCTGAAGAAGAGGAATCTGAAGAGGAAGAGCTTGAAGAGAAGATTACTATTGAAGATCCAAAAGATCAGCTTCCAGGAGTGAAGAAAGGTGAAGACGAAAGACGAGCAAGAGAAGAAGCAGAGAAAGCTGAACGTGCTCCAAAGATGGGTGTATATGAAGAAGACAAGGGAGTTGGTAACTTCAGAAACTATATGTCTTGATAGGAGTTTTTAAATTAAATGAAAGCATACTTCTATCCAAAGTCATTATATACGTCAATTGTTGCGTTTTCAGATCAATTTAATGATATGACTACTCGTGTCTATGACAAAGATGGTCGCATCGTTGGGGTGAAGCCTGTTGTTATGACTTTGGCTCCAAAAGAAAAGATTGCATCCATTCTCTTAAAATCTGATGTAAATGATGTTGACGTTCAGGTTGATAATTACCTTCCAAGAATTTCAGTTAATATGACTGGAATTACTTGGGACTCTGGACGTATGCGTGGTAAGTTTGAAAATCGTTTGTTGAATATTGAATACTACGATAATGAACAAACTGATGAATTTGGACGACCACAAAGAAGAGAAATGCAAGTGGACTTGAAACCAATTCCATATAATCTTTCTTTTGAAGTTATTATTTGGACGAAGTATGATATTGATATGAAACAGATCATGGAAAATATTTTGCCATGGTTTGCTCCACAAGACCATCTCTCCATCAAAGAAAGAAACTTTGGTATTGAAAGAAAATCCAAAGTAACTCTCGACAACATTTCTATTAATAATGTATTTGAATTGGGTGAAGGTGACAGACGAGTCCTCCAAACTGTCATGAACTTTACCATGGAAACTCATGTATATAAACCAATGGAAATTAAGAAAGAGATTCTTTGTTCTATTATTTCAATCGCTGAAGTTCCATGTCGTAGAAGACCATTCCAAGGTGAAAAGATCATCGTTAATGATATCACAACAGAAGAACCATTCTGTTTAGAAGATCGTGATATCTCTTGTGCTCTTGAACGTCTTGATGGTATGGATGGGTATGATCTGATGGTTAAGTATTGGCGTTATGCTAATAACAACATGAACCCAACAGATTATGTTAGTTGTATTACAAGCAATTGTCTAGAAGATGATCCGCCTCGACCTGTTTGGGATGAAAATTCTGGATATACTAAGTGTGATCCTCCAATAAGAAAACCATTTATCTATCATAATGAAGATAGTGGATTGATTGATTGGTATTTCCAAAAAACGATTACTGGTCCATTTAATATTCCTGATGACAAGATTGATGGATTTATAGAAGATGACCTTCCACCCCTCAACCCTGATGGGACGAGAACTTTTGGTCAGGCTGGTATAATAAACGTATGGTATTTTAAGAGAATTGTTGAACAAAATGGAGATACTGCTAAAGACGAGAATGGAAATGATTTGATATTCTTAGTAAATGAAGAACAGTATCCAGATGTACAAGACAGTATTGATGATAAACCTCAAGATATACCAGAAGACTTAGACCATTTAGGTGATGAATAATGAGCGACGATAACGAAGAAGATAAGAAAAAGAAATCAAAGTCATTCAAATCTATTGAACAGATATTGAATATTGATGGTGATGATAACTTATCTTTTGATGATGAAGCAGCAAATGAGCTAGAAAATAAACTAGAAAACACTAGAAAAGCTGTTACTGAAATGAAAGAAGAGTTCAAAAAGATCAAAGAAATGGATGATGATGATTTTACTAAAAGCGTGCTGAAGAGTCTTGTCGAAAAGGGTATGACTATGATAACAGCATTGCAATTAGAGATTGAAGACAATCCTACTGGTCGAGGCGTTGAAACTGCTGCTGCCATGCTTTCAGCTATCAATGGAATTGTTGATAACTTCAACAAAGTAAAAGTTTATAATACAAAACTTGCAATTGAGCAAGAAAAACTAGACCTCAAAAAATCAACAATTCAAAGTCGTGCCATTGAACATGGTGGAAAGGGTGACACTAATATTCTCATGGTTGGAGATACTAATTCTGTTCTAGATATGCTAGCTTCTAAAGGAATTCTTCCTGGGTCTTCTCCAAACATGAAAGACGCATCAGTTGAAATCGATGGAGGAAAGGTAGAGGATGATCACGACGACTGAAAGAACTCCTGAACAATATTCTGAGATTGTCAAATGTGTTCGTGATCCTATATATTTTCTAGAACAGTATATGGACATAATCTCTCCAGTAACTGGAGTTGGAAAATATAGCGTCAAAGGTTACCATAAAGAAATACTTGAGTCTGTTATCAATGGAAACGACACTATTGTACTATCACCAAGACAACATGGTAAAACGACTATCATGGAAGGTTTGATTTTATGGTATCTTTGTTTTAACCAGTATAAGTCTATAGGTATTGTTACAGATTCCCATGCACAAAGCATAAGACTCATAAAAGAAATACAAGAAAAATATCAACAATTGCCAGAGTGGATCAAACCAGGATTGCTTACATCAAACTCTAAATGCATAAAGGCTGATAATGATGTTCATATCTATGGCATTTCATTTGGTTCATTTGATGGGTTTAGAGGATTTCGTTTTGATCTTTTATGGTCTGATGAAACTCAATATGTCAACCATAAGAATTTACAGACTCATATACAAAATGGCTTCTTGTTGAAAGATATGTACTGGAGTCAGTTAGTAATGACATCTTCTGCTGGAGATTTTGGAAGTCTATTTCAATGGTTATGGGAAGATGCTAGATCTGGAAAAAATTTCTTGAATCCAATTGAAGTAAAGATTGATACTGAATTATATCCTCCACAAAAACAGAAAAACTTTAAAAATGATATTGGTATCAATAGTTTTATGATAGAATTTGAGAATAGATTTTTGGTCCCTAAGATATATGTCAATCCTAGTCCAAATGCATTGGGGGGTAGAAGATATGAAGAACCTACTCTCAGAGATTTATGGAAGTGGCATTTTATTAAAGCAGAATATAGAAACGGGGACTTCTCTAAAATTTTTCGTCCATAAATCCTCCAAAAATGTATAAATATTTTTGGAGATTTACAGCATGCCTATTAAATATGATGATGACGGTCGTATTAAGCGTCCAGGAAAGAAAATCCAGTTTGATGCAGCTATGTTGGCAAACTATGCCCAGTGCATTCAAGATGTAAAATTCTTTGCTGAAAACTTCTATTATGTAGTTCACCAGGTCACTGGTGCCCAGCTTATTTCTCTTAGAGATTATCAAGAAGGTATTCTTAGTAATTTCCAAGATCACCGATTAAATATTTTAATGGCAGCTAGACAGGTTGGTAAAACCACATGTTCAGCTATCTATCTTTTATGGTTCGCATGTTTCCAAAAAGATAAAACTGTTGCAATTCTTGCTAACAAAGCATCAACTGCTGTTGCAATTCTTGATGAAATTAAATTCGCTTATGAACGATTACCAGAATATCTTAAACCTGGAGTCATCGAATATAACAAAGGAACTGTAGAATTTGATAATGGGTGTAAGATTCTTGCTCGTGCAACTTCTAAAGATGCTCTTCGTGGTGAATCTGCTGCATTGATCTTCCTAGACGAGTTCGCATTCGTTCCAAATAACTTGGCAGACGAGTTCTGGGCATCAAACTTGCCAGTTATCTCTACTGGTGGTAAATGTATCGTGGTTTCTACTCCAAATGGTACTGGTAACTTATTTTACAATCTTTGGAAAGATGCATCTAATGATTCAGCCGACTTCCCATTTGTCCCATATAAAGTTGATTGGAGACAAGTTCCAGGTCGAGATGAATCTTGGGAAAAAGAAATGCGTCAGATGTTAGGGAATATTCGTTTTAATCAGGAATTCAACTGTTTTTGGCCTGATACTGTTATAAATATAAGACATAAAGTAACTGGAGAAGTACGATCAGTAACTTTGGAGGACTTATATAGTGAAAAGGTGTAAAGAACTACCTGTGTTTTGTAAAATCTGTAATTCCCAGACCAAGTATAGACCTTCACATTTTCTCAGATACCATTGTGGACCTGATCATGGTATAACTAGTAAAAAAGAGTATTATGATTTAACTGAAAAGAAAGATGGTGAAGGTATATGTGTAGTTTGTGGTAAACCTACAAAATTCCACCAAAAAGGATATGCAAGAACTTGTTCAGTTAAATGTTCTCATAAAGATCCTGAGTACATAGTAAATCATAAAAGAAGTGTAAATTCATACGATAAAGAAAAAGCTTTATCAAAAAGAAAAACTACCAATTTAAAGAAGTATGGTAAAGAGCACGTTCCTCAGTTAGTTGATACTAAAAATAAAGTTGCCCACACCAATTTGAAGAATTTTGGCGTTAAAACCAATTTATTAACAGAAGAAACCACTAATTTAAGAGTCAAGGCATTAGAAGAGAATAAAGAAGAAATCAATGAGAAACGTAGGAAATCGTGGACTGATGAGAAGAAAACTTCTGCGAATGTAAAACGAAGAAATACCAATATGAATGTATATGGAGTTCCTGCAACCAGTTGCTTGAAAGAGATAAAAGATGCGATCCGCAAAAATATGGAAGATGCTGGTAAGTGGCAACCAAGATCTAAAATGCCAGAAATAAAAAAATATTATCTGGATGTTAAAAGAGAAACATTACAATCATTAAATGAGGTTTTTGAATTATGGAGCGGATATTGCGAATATACTGGATTTCCTTTATATAAATTCCCAGAACATATTTCAATTGATCATAGGGAATCTATAAGTAATGGATTTAAACGTAAGGCGTCGCCAGAAGAAATCGGATCACCATCAAATCTGGCAATAGTTCATGGTAAAATAAATTCATCAAAAAACAGCATGAATGAAGATGAATATTTAAAATCAGATAGATTTAAAACATATATGGAAACTTTTGTTATTGCTGCATTTGAAGACTATGAAATAGAAACTGAAAATGGATGGGTAGAGTTCGAGGGTTTAAAAAAATCTGATGTGAAAAAAGCAGGTATATGTTTAACAACTAACTGTGATAAGACCATTACCACAACATTTGACCATGAAATTTTCAGTGGTGATAAAACTATCCAAATGAAAGACCTACAAGTGGGGGATATTATAGATACTATTGATGGTCCTGAGAAGATCGTTTCTATCGAATATAAAGGAAAAGAATACGTTTATGATGTATTAGAAGTAGATAATGATGAACATTCTTTTTATGCAAACGGTATAAAAACTCATAACTGTCAATTCCAAGGATCATCTATTACTCTCATTGAAGCAGAATATATCATTAAACATTTAAATAAAAAAGAACCACTTTGGATGCCAGACGAATGGACTAAAATGTGGGCACAATCCAAACCTGGACATAAATATGCGATTTCTGTCGATGTTGGTGGTGGAGTAGGGTCAGACTTTTCTATTATTAATGTATTCGATGTAACTGGTGCATTGGCAGGTATGGCTCATGAACAAGTAGCAATTTGGCGTTGTAATACCCTACCTCCAACTCAGATGGCAGAATATATCTATAATAGTGCTAAATATTGGAATGATGCATATGTTATTATCGAAGTAAATCCTGGTGGTTATGGAGATGATGTATGTGCTAGTATGTTTAATGACTATGAATATGAAAATCTATTCTTTGATGTTCAACGAGGAGAATATGGAGTTCTAGCAACTCGCTCAACCAAACCAAAAGCATGTCAACACTTCAAAGCTGATCTTGAAGGTGGACATATTATCTTAAATGATGACCAAACGATTGATGAAATTGGATATTTTGAAGAAGTGCGTGAGGGTGTATTTAAAGGTAAAGAAGGTAAAAATTTATATGATGATTGTGTCATGTCTTGTATATGGTTCTCATATTTCTTACACTCGGATTTCTTTGAAGGTGAAAAATATGAATGGCAAGAAAAAGATATGTTACAAAATGATCCTGAACTCTGGTATCGAATGAATAAAACAAATCCTCAAGAAACTCCTCTTCAAGAAGCTGAAGGAGATCCTGAAATGGAAGAAGCTTGGGATGCATTTTTAGCGGCTGACGCTGAAGCACACGATCCAGATGGATGGTTATTAGATAGTGAAGTTAGAGATTTTCAGAGCAAAATTAACGAATTTGGTGGATATGAAGAATATCTAAATTTTCGTAATGGTCGCAGATGAACTAATCTTTAATTAAGTTAGGAAACACAAGTCAGATTGGTTATAAATAATGATGTATAAATTGATCTGACTGATTCAAGGAGTCTAAGCGATGCCAAACAATCTTTCGCCAAACGTAGAAATCCGAGAAAGAGATTTTACACAGATCGTCCCTTCTGTTACATCATCTGTTGGTGCAATGGTAATTGCAGCAGAAAAAGGACCTGTAAATCAAAGAGTTCTCGTTACTAATCCAAATGACTTGGAATCCAAATTTGGACGACCAAGCGATGTCAACTTCACCCACTGGTTTACTGCTGAAGCTTTTTCGAAACAGTCTGACCAGTTGTGGCTTGTAAGAACTGAAGATGACACTAAAGCAGTTCCAGGACTTACAGTCGGTGTTTCTTCAACTGGAACTACTGCTGCATCTGGCGATGTTGTTATTCTTGAAAATACTTCTAAGAAAGTAGAATCTTTCCCACTTGACTATGGTGATATTAAAGAACATGAAGCAAAGAAAGACTACTCTCTTGACCCAGATCTCCCAGCATCCAATCCACTGGCATTAGACAATGCAGCAAACAATCTACTTGATGACGAATCATACCACTTCTATGCAGTTGGTCCTGGTTCTGTCTATGAAGGTGTATCTGTTGTTGTCGTTAATGCTGCCGACTGGGCAACTCTTGTTGAACTTCGTGATGAACTTGTAGAAGCTGTAACTCAGGATGAAATCGATTCAATCGCATCTCGTTACTACAATGGTGTTCCTGCAACTACTGCATCACCAGCAGAAGAGCTTCTTTCAAATTCTCTCATTAAGTATGATGTTATTTTCCCACCAACTGCTCCATCAACTGATTGGGACATTGATGAATCATTCTTAGCAACTCTTGTTGCATTCGAATTTGGACCAGATGAGTCTGACGAAGCAATCTTGATCGTCTTCAACGAATTTGGTGACCCTGTCAACCAGTGGGTATTCTCCAACCAGAAAGGTAAGAGAGATGAGCAGGGCAACAGAATGTTTGGTCCTGACCAAGTTAATGGTAACAACGATCTTATCTACTTCTACATTGGTAATAATGAGACTTCTGCTTCTGGTGTTCCAATGGTCACTACTCGCAGAACTTTCTTAGGATTCACTGATTATGATGTAGCAAATGGATTTGATAAGCTAACTGGTGAACTTCCAGGTTCTGGTCTTGGTGATCTTACTGGTGAGATTCTCAAAGCATGGCAGGAATACTTCACTAACCCTGAAGAAATCGAAATTGACTTGCTTATCGACCCAGACTATGTTGATAACATCAAGCGTTATCTTGACCAAATCTGTAAGGAAATTCGTAAAGACTGCTTTGCTGTCTTGAATGTTAGAAAAGACAGAATTCTTAATGTCACTAACAACAAGCCAGTATCAAGCCCATATCAATCTATGAAGAGATACGTTCAGAATGATCTCAACATCAACTCTTCATACTCAGCAATCTATGGTAACTACTTCAAGATTTACGACAGATTTGCAGAGAAAGAACGTTGGGTTCCAGCTTCTGGATATGTTTCTGCTGTTATGGCATTCACTGACTTTAGTGCTGCTCAGTGGTGGGCACCAGCAGGTCTTAACAGAGGTATCATCAGCAACGTTGTTGATGTCGCTGTTAACCCAAACAAGGGTCAGAGAGATATTCTTTACTACAACAGAATCAACCCAATCGTTGATTTTGTGGGCGAAGGTATTGTTATCTGGGGTCAGAAGACTCTACAATCCAAAGCATCAGCATTCGATAGAATCAACGTTCGTCGCTTGTTCTTGTACTTGGAGAAAACTATCAAGAGATTCGCAAGATTCTATCTCTTCGAATTCAATGACGATTTCACTAGATCTAGATTCCGTGGAACTGTCAACCCATTCTTGTCTGAAGTCAAGGCTAGAAGAGGTGTGTTCGACTACTTAGTTGTCTGTGACGAAACGAATAATACTCCAGAAGTCATCGACAGAAATGAATTCAGAGCAGAAATTCTTGTCAAACCAACTCGTGTTGCTGAGTTTATTAAACTTACATTCACTGCTGTTGGAACTGGCGTCGAATTTAATGAAGTTGTTGAGCGACTCTGATTATAAATGTTTATGAAAAGATAATAGGAGATTAGAAGATGCCACTTAACGAAGGCGAGCCATTCAACTTATTCAACTTCAGACAGACTATTGGTGATCCAGCACGTCCGTATCTCTTCTTGGTTCATATCCCAGAAGTAAGTAACGACACTGTTATGACCACCATGGCACGTTCTACTGAGTTGCCAGGATACCAGCTTGGAGAAGTACCAATTGCATTCCAAGGTGTTAACATCAAGATTGGTGCTCCACCAACCTTCCCAGATTGGACTGTTACATTCTTGTGTGACGAAGCACACGAAATGCGTCGAATCTTTATGCGTTGGCAGCACATTTGTTATGATATTGGTACTCAGCTTCTTGGTCACTCAAACGAATACAAGTCTGACCAAATTTCTGTTGCCCAGTTGACTAGAAATGGTGCAAGAGCAACTGTTTATGGTCTTGTTGGTGCATGGCCTAAGAACGTCGGCAACATTTCTGTGGGTCATGACCAGACTGGTAACGTTGAAACATTTGAAGTTACTTTCTCATATGACTACTACGTTCTTCTTAATCAGATCGGTGATAACACTACTGATACTCAGCCAGGAATTCGTAGTACTCAAGCAGTTCAGATTGATCGTGGTTCTCCACCACCAAATGGAAACTGGCAGAACCCATTCAATCCACAGTAATTTAACATTAGTTAGATTTCTGATAAAAATCGTGGGGTTGGTGTATAATTAAATACATCAACCCCATTTTTATTTGGAGAAATATATGGCTGGGTATAAAGATTTACGCCAAAAAATGTCTAAAGATAGTGACATTCCAGAGTCAGTTGTTGAACTTCCTTCTGGCAGACAGAGGGCTACAATTCGACCAATGAAAGTGAAAGAACAAAGAAGTGTTCTCAAAGCCATTGAAAAGAAAGATGAATATCTTATCAACAAAGCATTTGATGGAATTCTGGATCACTGTGTCCTAACAGTAGATGATGAACCCTTTGATAACGATTCATTGATCGTTCAAGATAGAACATATCTTTTGATTAAGATTCAAGAACTTACCACTGGTTCTATTTCTAAAATTAGCCACATCAATCCAAAGACTGAAGAAATTGTAAATGATGTAGAAGTAAACATTTCTGAGTTTCCGGTTAAATATTTTGATGGTGAATTATATAAAGAACTTCAGTTATCAGATAGCATTTTCATTGAGATTGGTCCTGTAACCAGAAAAGATGAAAAGAATATTGATAACTGGGTAAGAAAGAACAAAAGTCAAGATTCAGTAATTGAACGTAGATATTGTGCGTATGCTGCTGTTATAAAGAGTATCTACTCTTACGAAGATAGTGAAGACGAAGATGAAAAAGTTAAAAATGAGTATGAATTGACTTTTGATGAAAAGGTCAAATTCATTACAGAAAACTGTTCTAATAAAGAACTTAAGATCATTGACGAGTTCTTGAAGACACTTGATTTTGGTATTGACTTGGTATTCAACTTTGAGGATGGTGACTATAACAATCCTGAAGAAGAGGCGAATATCCTGAGTTTTTTTATCAATTAATGGCTCCTGAGCATTTCTCTAAGTTGCTTAGTGATGCTATAGAATTAATTATATTTTCTGAGGGTGGCGTAACTCATTCAGACATTGAAAATATGTCTATGGATGAGTTACATTTCTTTATATATAATTTTAAGAAAGTCTATACTGAAAAGCAGGAAGGTAAAAAAGAATTTGTAAAGAGTGTAATGCAATTCGCTCAAAAAGCAGTTAATTCTATAATTAAAGCAATAACTGGTGGAAGGCAAAATGGCGGATTATGACGAATTAAAAGAACGTATGAGAATAGAGCAGCTTAAACGAATGGAAGAGCAGCTTCGTCAAAATTCCCAACCTCAAACTCCAACACTTACTGATGATGAATTAGCAGAAATAAAGCTAACTATTTCGAAATTAGAATCTGATGTTTACATTTTAGTAGATGATCTTAATATAGGGAAACCAAAATCTACTAACGAAAATATAACAAATGAACAAAAAGAAAAAGATAAACGATTATCTGAAAAGTTGAAACAACAAAAAGAACTTTTTAAAAAGACTTTATCTTCATTTAAAGAAATTTCAGATAAACGTGCAAAAGCATCAGAAGCTTACGAAAAAAGCGTCACTAAAATAAAAGAAACTCTATCCAACTCTCTTGGAAAGACAAAAGAAAAATTAGAAAATATTGGTAAAGGTCTCACCACTACAACATTACCTACATTAAAAAATTTCGCCAAAAGAAGAAAAGAATTTACAAAGATATTCACTGATGGTCTTTGTAGAACGTGGGGAAAATTAAAGCAAACTGCGTCTGAAATTAAAACTGAAGCTCTCGCTCAATTTTCTGATATCGTTAGTTCTCAAACTGGAGAAGTCTACAATAAAACGATGAAGACTTTTGATCGTGCAGGTGAAACTGTTGGGGGATTTCTAGATAAGACTGTTGGAAATTTCTTGAAGTTCTTTGGTGGTCCAGGAAAACTAGTCTATAAAGCTTTATCTGGGGTGGCTAAATTTGGTTGGAAGATTTTCAAGTGGGTAGTTCAAGCTGGTGTATTCATAATTGACAAAGCCTGGAAAATTGTTAAAGGGTTAGCGACGATTGGCTGGAAAGCTATTAGAGGAATTTTTGAAGCATTTTCTGAGACTGGTAAAGCAATAACTAAAATTTTATTTGAAACTCTTCTTGAAATCTTTTCAAGTCCATTAGTTATTTGGGGACTTGGTATAGCATTAGTTGCTTTTGGTCCAAAGTTATTGGCTGGTGCTGGAGAATTAATTGGAAAGATTATCTCTGGTGCTTGGAATTTAATTTCTGATTTGATTTCATCTGGTTGGGATAGTATAGCATCTATGCTAGGTATGGAGAATGGTGCAGAATTAAATCAAGAAATAGGTAACTTTTTCAGTGGTATTTGGGAATGGATTACTGAAGGTGGATTATCAAACTTCTGGGATAAAAGTCTAGGTCGTCTATTTGGCGTTTCTTCAGAAGAAATGGAAGATATAGGTAGATCTGGATTAGATCATCTTGGGAACTTCGTGGATAAAGTCTTTAGTTTTATAGGGCTGGCAGAAAGAGAAAAACTATTTATACAAATAGATAAGATACTAAAAGTTTCTCAAGTATTTTTCAATTATTTCAGTAGTGGTGATGCTGCCAGAGAGTTTGAGCTTGCGTTCTTCTCTGGTGGTAATACTCAAGGATCTACATTACAGTTTCAACTACAAGAATTGGAACAAACAGAAATTATTATGTTTAATGAAGTTCTTCCTGAAATTCACTCACTAGCATTAAACATAGTTACTCGTCAAATGGCACAACATTATTTACAAATGGTAAATGATGTATTTTCTAACCCTGAGAATAGATCTCAGTATCTGTCTGAATTAATTTCAGTTGGAAATCGAACCCTTACACAATTTTTAAATACATTTGAATTTGGAGGTAACCCCCTCAGATCTGATATGAAAGATGAAATCAAAATCAACGTTCGTGCATTAGCAATGGAGATATTTGGTCATACAAGAGAAGATATTGGATATAGACTAAATAGAATTAATGCCGCCTTATCAGGAACTAGAGCAGTAATTGATAATATGGAAAGAGCATTATCTCTTGGAGATACAAGAGGATTTTCTGTTACACGAGATAGTTTACTTTCAAGTTATGGAGATTTTAGTATAGAAGGCGGTGGACATTCAGTAAGAACTCGTTTTATTAATATGAGTATAGGAAATGCTACTCTGAGACGTTTAGGTGAAGAACGTGCGAGAGAGTTAGAGTCTGCCATAAACGAACAATATGAACAGTTAGAATCTTTAGAAACAATTGACCAACAAAGTAGAGAAGCAATAGAAACTATGATTGGCGAACTGCATTCATATACGAATGAATCTGTTGCAAACGTTAGTTCTGGAATCCGTTGGCCTCTAACTACTGGTAGAATGGTTAGATTTGCAAGGATGACTTCTGAAGAAATAGATCGTGAATTACTCGGGTCTTCAGAAATACCTCAACAAACCCAAGCATTAAGAGAATTGACTAGTGTTCTAGCAGGAATACGAACTGCCCAAACAATAGAAGAATTTAATTCGCAGATTCAAAGAGCAATGGGAGTTATGGATAGAGCTAGAATAACTCGCCAAATTAACGTCGCTGACCTACTTATCCAATTGAGTAATCTTAATCAGCAATTTAATTTTGATATGTCAACAATAAGTATTGAGGATGGCGAGAACATCCCAGATTATGTTGGGGCATCTCCATATAAAGATTTATTTCTTAATTATTTTATACCAGCAATACGTTCAGGTTTAACTTATGAAAATAATCCAGAAGCTATAGAGAGAATGTTTAATGAATCCTTCCATCGAAATGTTCTTGCTGCTAGATCATTTAATTTAAGTGACGCATTTATAATGAGACAGATGGATATGTTGTTTGAATCTGACGCTTGGGAAACTGGAAATTTACGTTCTGAGTTACGTCACATGACAGCAGATGCTAATATTCGAAGAAGAACTGCCCAAGAAAGAATGTTCACTGATTCTGGTGGTACTTCTATTGATGCATTAGCTTTAGGTGGTGTTATAAAAGATGCACTCTTGGCATGGGTGGGTGAAGGGGAACATTCTGAAGTTGTTATCCCTATCAACAAAGAAGGGTGGTTGTTTATAATAAATAGTATGGATGAGCTAATTGATTCTGATACTTTTTCAGAAGAGATAAAAGAAGAGGTTAGTCGAGATATCATAAATGTTATAAGTGCTGCATCAACGCCAGAAGAAAATGATACCACTATGTATGACCTCAAGAATTTAAGTATGGGACTTTTAGGTGCTGAATAATGAGTGAATTTGATCAAAATAATTTTGATAAATTAGTGAATATAAAAAAAACTGATGATATTGTATCAGCAGATCTAGGGAATGTACCTGATAAACTAAAAGATATACAAGAAAAAATACGACAAATAAAAACAGAATTATCAAAACGAAACAATTCTTCAGAATCAGAAAATCAAAAGAGAAATATAGAACTAATGAAAGAATTGTCATTACAATTTGATACATACCGTGATTTATTACAGAATGAATCAAAAACTGAATCTGAAGCAACCAAAAGACTTCATGATTCTATAATTCAAAACTCTAAAGATGAAGTATCAAAGTCAGACAATGAAGCAGATTCATCAGAAAAAATAATTAACGCTAATATCAAATCTATAACAGAACATTTTGAAAACGAAACAAATGAAAATGAGAAAGCATTAAACAAAAAATGTTTTACGATTGGGTCTGGTATAGACTTTGAAAAATATTTTCAGGGTGCTTTGGATAAATTGGTTAATAGTACAAAATTTTTGAAGGACAAATTTATTGATTTTTCAAAGTGGTTATATGATAAAGGTGTCGGGGCACTAAAGACCCTTGGAAGTTGGATTACTAGACCATTTATTGGGGCATGGAATTTATTTAAGAAATATACAAGTTTATTGATTGGTCCCACATGGAACGCTATAAAATATGTTGCTACAGTAGCATGGAAGCCAATCAAATGGTTTATTGATGTGGGATTCCAAGCTATATCTTTTATTGCTAAAGGTCTAAAGACTATATTCGAAGTTGGTTTAAAGGCCATTAAGAAGACTGTATCTATTTTGGGGTTTGGATTCAAAACCTACTTTAGGTGGCTTGGAAAATTAGTAATGAAAACCCTTACAGGTGGTCCATTAAGTTTAATCCTTGGTATACCCCTTGTTATCATGTTCGTTCGACTTGGCCTAAATGCTATAGTCGGATTAATTGAAACTGGAGGATATTTAGCTGATTTAATTGGAAAGGGATTTGGATTACTAAAGAATGTAACATCCTGGATATGGGATGGAATTAAATCATTTATGTCTTGGATTTTTGACGCCAGTGGTCTTAGTGGAGTTTTAGATTCTGTATTGGAAGGATTTTATAATTTCATATATTCGTCAATGTCTACACTATTTGGTGAAGAAACAACTGCAAATATATTTTCATGGATTAGTGAATTTATTAGTTATGTGTCTGGTGGTGGGAGTAGAATGATACAAGGTGTATTAGACACTGCATCAGAAATAATGGACACTGTATCTCATTTTATACAAAATAATTGGTTTGTTAATGCCATTGATAAATTGTTCAAAGCCATTGTTGGCGTTGCTGATGGATTTGAAACAATAGATGTTGTTGGAAATTTTGTAGGTGAATGGGCAAGAATAACTTTCCAGAACTTATTCGGTGGGATTGTCAGTTCTTTATCAAATTATATGAACTCTGATAGAACAAGTAATATCCAAGCAAACGTTATGAATCGTTCATTGGCATCAACTGGGTTGGCAAGATTGGCGTCGTCAGATAGACAAGAATTAACAAGAGATATGGTGGCTGCCATGGCTGTCAATTATGCTTCGTCTACTACATTAACCCAGGATGAATTAATTCAAAATATAACTGAAGCTATAACTTCAGATATGAAGATTTCTTCTCAAAACTTAATTACTGGAAATATTAGAGGTGGAGCAGTAAGGGACGCCACTCAAGAAGAGATAGAAGCATATATTGAAGACATACAAGCAAGAATGCAACATATTTCAAGCAGACAGACTGATGTAAGCGAAGAAATATTATCAGATAGAATGGCTGCAAATCAGCAATTAGTGATGACTCTCAGTGCAATATCAGAAACTGGAATAAATGATCCCGATGTTCTGACCATGGTAGAAGATACTATGAGTAACATATCAGAAACCCATAGGCAAATATCTGAAAGTACTAGAAATGCAAGAAGAAGAATTTTGGCTGGCAGAGATACCATTGAATCAACAGCATTAAATTATGGGGAATTTGTATCATCATTAAGCGGATTAACTCTTACTGCTGCAACTGTAGTAAATGCAAGCGATCAATTTAGAGGGGCTTCTTTTGATTTTGTAACAGAGAGTCTAAGAACATTAAGTGAACTACAAAGAAATAATGTTGAAAGCTCTCCATCAAACATAAATCAAGAAGCTTTAGATGATATATTAAATTCTAGATTCATAAGAATTCCTAATAGAAGTGGAGACACTCCAAGATGGCGTATGTGGGAAGGTGAAAGTGCTACTGGTGACGGCTTTGGTGGAGGAAGAAAAAGAGGAATGGATGTCATTCGTTCAGATATAGAGTCTTACATCAGATATAGAAATTCAATAATTGAAATGATTAGAAGTTTGGATAAATCTAATAGCGAATATGCTGACAGAAGAAGATTTTTAGAAAGCCTTGTCGTTGAACGTCGAATGCAATTATACCGTTCTTCTGGATTTAACCATGAAATAACCCAAGACATTACTTTTAATCAAACCCCAACTGAGTTTACTGGAGACTATGTATGGGCATTTGATGAGCCTGATGGGGTTAATATTGTTGCTGATGAGTTAGCTAGAGGTGCTGTTGTACCATTCAAAGATTCAAATGAATATCTTGCTCTTGATAAAGCTGGTATGGAGTATATTGTAGAATATACCAAATCCCTTCCAGAATGGAATGATATACGCGAAAACCTTAGAGAGTATTCAAGAAAACGTCTTGAGCATAATGTATATGTAAACACAACTAATAGAACTGTTGATAGTCATGAATTATATACAATGAAACAATTATCCAAAGGTATTATAAATGCTTGATGATATATATAATATTGTAGGAGTATATACTTATGCCAACAGGTGATCCACAATTAGCAGCACGCTTAACTGAGCTTAGTGGTCTTCTTGAAGAAAATAGAAGACAACTTGAAGCTGCCCGTGCTCAATCTCGTCAGTCTGCGGAAGGGCAATTCAATTTAACTCAATTAGAG